CAACAACGACAGTAAAGCCGCCCATCTCGCCAACGCCCTGTACCCCTGTGGGTATTTGGACGCTGCTGTAGTTTGTTACTACGGTGCCTACAGCGCCGGTTCCCTCGACGCCTGTGACGATGGCTCCATCGACTATCTTAGCTTGCGCAGTGCCTACAGCACCGGTACCTTCAACGCCGGCCGGTACGACAATGTCGGCAATAACTACACTTACACCCCCAACTGCACCGACGCCTTCAACGCCTATCGGGATGATAGTGTCACCAACAACGATGCCTATAGCACCTACGGTGCCCGTGCCACCAACACCAGTGACAGGAACAAGATCACCTACAAGGATACCTACTGCACTAACGACTCCTGTAGCTGCTACCCCCGTTATGGATGGGCCAACAAATACGCCGATATTTTCGACGGTCCCTGTACCCTCAACGCCGGTAACTTCAAAGGTTACAACAGTAACTGCGTCGCCTATTTGGCCTACACCTTCAACGCCGGCCGGTACGACAATGTCGGCAATAACTACACTTACACCCCCAACTGCACCGGTACCTTCAACGCCGGCCGGAATTATATTTTCCGATACAGCTATTACTACCGTTCCTATTGCTCCGGTGCCTTGTACAGAGACGTTATAGTTATCGCCCCAAGCCCCTTCGCCAAAGCCGTTATTACCCCAAATGGCTCCTAGGCTTACAATAGTGCCAAAACCGCCCCAGCCGTTAGTGCCCCAACGCCTTTCCCCAAAACCGCTTGTGGGGCCGCTTAATGCCACTGTTTACTCCTAATCCTTATGCAATCCGGATAATAGCGGTAGCGGCGGCAGCAGCCGGGAATTGAATCTGGAAATCACCGGAGCTTGCAGTCTGGTCACCGCCAAAACTCAATACTGCTACCGCTTCGTTTGACGCCGAACTGTTGTAGATCATGGCCCCAGAAGTGGTAAATGAAGCAGAAGACCAAGTGGTGTCGGCAAAGTCAGTAATCGCAGTGGTGCTGTCCGCAGTAGGGGTAACATTGGTCAGAGTGTTTCCACCCGCTGTATACCCAGTACCGCTAGCCTCGTCACTGTTCCCAGTGATATCTGAATAATTGGTGCTGGCTGCGCCATAAGTGCCCGAACCAGAGGCAGCCGACTTTAGCAGGGCGATTTTAAATGTGTCGCCGGTGCTATTGGTAAAATCATGTACAGCCTTCAACAGCTCGACTTTAAAGCTAGTGGGCATCGCAGTAGTTACAGAAATAGCCATAATTAACTCTCCAGTAGTTTTACAAGTTCCGGGTGCCCAGCAGCTCGGAATTGGTTTGCCAAAGTGGTGTGGTTAGACTTAACTGCTTGGTGCATATACTGCACTAACACCCCACGAATCTGGTTTTTGAAGGCTTCCGCTTGATCCCGTATCGCAGGGTGGCAGTTTCCGCCAACATAAATAATCTTATCAAGAGCCTGTTCCGCTAGCTCTTCGGGGGTAAACCCTCGGCCAGAGACCGAAGCTACGGTAACATTGCCCATTTCTAACCCGCTGTTTACACTAAACATTATGCTGTAGCCACCTTAATTTGACCGTCTCTGTAGGCATCCCCGCGCAACTTACCGTCACCTACCTCAACCAGCAAGCCAACAGCCTGTACATACAGCTTCTCGTACAGCGCAACCATATCGGGCTCGCCTTTCTGGAAGCGAATAGCTTCGACCAAAGCCCCGTTTAACAGCGCGGAATCAAACTCGTCTCCCAACCAAGTGTTACCTGCAGTAACAATAGATTCCGGATAATACGAAAAGTGGATTTCCGTACTATAATTAGAGTCCGGTGTGGGTCCTACGATAAACGAGTTTTGGTCAAATACGGCGTAGTGCTTGGGCAGTCCTGTGTCTGACGGGTTGGGGTAAGCTTCCCGTATAAAATTCACGTCTTTGTTCAACGGATATGAATAATCCCCGCTACCATCAACAACCGCCAGAGAATAGACATAAAGCATGTTTGGCGGCATCGTGAGATACTTATTGCCCGCTGTCAGGCTTCCAGTCTGGTTTTTCCGAAACGCCGGCAGGTCTACCGTATTGTAGATTTTCTGCTCCGCCTGTTGAACGAACATAGCCAGCTGGTCTGCAGTAAACGTCTGTTCGCAGATGTCCTCTATGTTGCTTGTCAATTCGGAATAGTTCATCGTGGTCTACAATCCTAAACCTTACGCCATCGGTCCACGGGCCATTGTGCCCTTTGTGGCCGCCCCAGTGCCGCGTATTTTAACGCCGCTAGTCTTCATATTGATCGGCTTGTTAACGTCCGTCATGGGCTTGTAGGGTTTAACCGTGCTCGTGTTTTTCGCTTTCGGGGCCTTGTTTTTCATATCCACTCTCGCTTACGTTATCTGTATGGTGACTTCACCAATAAATGTCGTGCCTACCACCGGGGTTACCGGAAAAACCAAAGCTCTACTTTGTGCGTACCCAGCAAAATCGGGTCTCGGGTTTCTGATTGCTTGCGGGTCGTAAACCGGGAATTCACCCAACATGTTCTGCGGGTGGTCTGGCTCCCAGCACTCAGGACACGCTTTTATTTCAGTGACATTGCCCTTTACAACCAAATTCTTTAGTTGCCGTAATTTGTACTGGAACCCGCATACATCGCACTCTGCAATAGCGTTTTTTCCGGAAGCAAACTTACCGCTCATGGTATGTTACCCCGGACCGTATATTTTAGGTACAAACCGCACGGACGCCTTTTCCCTATCCTCTTCCGCCGCTAGCCGGAACTGTTCTTCGTAGTCAGCTTTCAACATAGGTACTCGCGCAACAAGCTCCGGGTCCTTCATGGCGATATAATACGCCAAACCCGCCATTAGGCAGGGCAAAAACCGAAAATTCATGTCCGCTGTCTCTACCCCGTTACCAGCGTCCTGTATGCGCCGCAACCGCCAATACTTGAGTATGTAGTAGGGCTCAGCTAGTGTACCCCGGTCGGGTACCGGCCATACTGTTGCGGTGGGGTTATCTCTCCCCCGATCGATGTAAATCTGAATGGGGCGGCCTTGTGACAACTTGTTTGGGATACTTGAGTAGGTAGAAACGCTGATTCGGGACAAACTGAGGTCAGACTGGGTGGTAACGTTGCCAGCCCCCGTGCGTATAGCATGCTCCAGAAGATCAATAGTATCTGCAGGAAGCGAATAGGTGGCGGTACCCTGTTCAAGATTTACAGCCCCCTCCTCAATTGTCCACATGTTGATACCACGATTCTGCCACTCAATAGTCAGCAAATTCATGGACCTACGGGCAGTCCGCAAATCATAACCAGAACGTAGCTGTTTCCCAGCCCGCTCGAACGCCTCCTCCGCTATTTCAGTGAAGTCCGGCGCAAAACTTGTGGTACCCGTAGTTGCCATAGATTACTTCTTTTTGGCGGCCTTTTTCGTGGCTTTCTTTTTAGCGGGGCCAGACTTTTTAGCCATACCGCCGCCACGCATTTTCTTAATTCCCGGCATTGTTCAATCTCCTGTAGAAAGACTTTCGTACTTCGTAGATTTTAGCTAATTCTGGGTCAAACTTGTCGTAATATCCCAGCCGTTTCAGTTTATCGGAAGCTTCTTCCAGCGTCGACAGGCGCTGCACAAAAAACGCCGCGTAGGGGGTATCTGTTTCGCCCTCAAATGTCCCGTCGTCTATCAGCTCGTTGGCGTCTCCGTAGGGGTGGAAGCCCATAACCCATAAATCCCGGTCCCTGAATACGTTGTTGGCAATAGCCTCGTTAACGCTGTCTACAAACTCATGGAACTCTTCCGGCTCTTCTATGAACGCTGTATCGGCTATAATCACTAACTCTTTGGAGTCGTTCCAATTTATGAGGTGGGTGTATAACAGTCTGTAATCGTCAGCCGTGTCCTTGAATACCACGTCTACTTTGTTATCTTTCCACGCAGCTTTGGCATAGGGACAGGCTGGCAAGCCGTTAAATTCGGGGCGCGCAACTTCCAGCGCATGGGCAGACCAGTCCCGCATCTCTTTAGTTATAGCAACGCGTTCGGCCAACGTAGTCATTTCTTTTTCCGCTTTAGTGGCTCGACCCGTTTCGGTTTGCCCGCAGGTTGCCCCAAACGTTTTTTCTGTGCAATACGAGATTTTTTCTCCGCTGCAGTCATCTCGCCAGACGTTTTGGGCGTTTTACTGGAAACACGTTTAGTGGGCCTGCAGTACGGGGTTCCCCGCTTCTCGCCTTTCTGACGCCCGCAGGACTTGCCGGTCCGGACGTCCTTCCAGTCCTCTTTGAACCACCGCTTTAGGGCCGCGCCTTTTTTGGTCTTACGAACGGCCACGGGCTTTTGCCTTCCTACATTTGGCTATCGCGCCGGAGGCATAGGCGGACGGAAAAACTTCATATTGAGACTTAACCTTACGGTAACACTCGTCTTTTATCGTACCGCCCTCTTTCAACGCGACGGGGCGCATTTTGCCCATGCCTCTGCATTTCATCATCGCATGGTACCACGGGTTCGGCCCCGCATAGCACAACCGTCGATTTTACCGCCCTTCTTATAGCCGACCTTTCCGCCCGCCTTCATTCCACCACTAGATACAATCACCTTTTGCCCTTCGGGAGCTGTTTTACCTCTGGACCTACGTGCATCCATAAGAGAGCGGATGGGGTCTTTAGTTCTGCCAGAAATCCCGCTGTCGTCAGCGTCTCTTTCGCCTGCTCGCTCCCGCATACGAGCTTTTTCTCTAACGGTAAGCGGCTCAGCCCTGCGAGACTCGCCACGATTAGCAAACTTGCCACCCTTCTTAACCTTACTACTTTGTTTACTTGGCATAATTTTCTCCTACCTGCTTTGCGAACTTGGGGTTATTGGCGACAGCCGCCATGAAGTTATGTTGTTTCTTGCTCTTGCTTGGCATCTTGCTTGCCCTAAGCCTTTGATTTTACTACCATTTTGCCTTATCGGCCCAATACGCCGCCGACATCTTACCCTTCTTAATGTTCTTGCCATGGCGGGCCTTGAAGGATTTGCGCTTGGCTTTCATTCGTGCGGATTCGCCTTTCTTGGGCTTTCCGGCGGTCTTAGCTCCTTGCTCTCCGAACCGTATGATTTTTTCCTTGCCCCCCTCGCATGCTTTAACAATATGCGATTTTTTGGGGTGACCGGGAGTACGGCGGGGGGAGTTGCACTTCATTTTGGCCTTGTCTACCCGACCGCCTTTGTTGAAAAATCGGCTCATAGTATTTCCTTGGACTCTGGCCACCAATCTTCGGCAGCCTCGATGCCCTCGTCATCAGGACTTACAAATACCCAGCTACCATCCTGAATCTGCTGTGGGATGGCCCAGCGTTCAGTTACCTGCTTGTCAGGCTGTGCCTCTCCAGTCTTGGCGTTTACGCCTACTTTAACGCAACCTATGTCCAGAGCCACTTGTGCTTCTGCGTCTAGGGCTTCTTGTTCAGTATCAAAGATTCGGTATTTCACAGGAATTCCTCCAATACAGGCAGCAGGGGCCGGATGCTCTCAAACGGTTCGACCGAATAGGTGGC